GAGGATGTCGAGCAGTCCCGTGAAGTGGCTCGGCGGGAAGAACTCGTACTCGTTGGCCGGATCCCAGTAATCCCGTATGCCGTCCTCGAATGTGACGCAGTAGCACGTGCGCCCTCGGAGGATCGTCACGCGATCCAGGCGTGCCCACTGCCCGGTGCGGAAGCCGGACGGGTACGTGTGCCTGATCCACTGCTCGCCGACCGTTACGAGCCGCCACCGCCGCCTGAGGCCGTCGATCCACCACAGCCGCTCGAATTCCGTGACCTGGGCCGCGCTCCAGGCATCCGGGTCGAGCATCAGGCGAATCTCACCACTCATCCCGCCATCATGCCCGACCGCGAGGGGGTGGCCATGGCTGACGAGCAGCGCTACGTCCTCGGGATCGCCTACCAGGCCGGCCCCGACCCCCGCATCACCAAGGGCGCGGACGGCGGCCGGGATTACTTCACCGCGGCCGAGCTGGAGAAAGCGGCCTGGAAGTTCCTGACCGGCGGCCGGAAGGTCGGCCTGTTCCACGTAGACGGCACCGAGGGTGCCGCCGATGTCGTGGAGTCGTACATCTACCGCGGCCCGGACTGGGATCTCGGGGACGGCATCGTGGCCAAGTCCGGTGACTGGCTCATCGGTGCCGTGCTCAGCCCGGAAGCCTGGGAGCTCCACAAGGCCGGACGCCTGAACGGGTGGAGTCCTCAGGGAACCGCCCGGCGGCGGCGCGTCAGGCCGGCGGCTTAGGCGCTTCCGGCAGCGGGTCGCCCATGAAGACCGCCTCGCGTTCGAAGGGGTCGTCCGGATCGTCCCACAGCAGCACCCGGCAGCGGCGGCAGATCTTCGCCTCGAACCGCCGCGCGTCATCCATCGGCAGCTCGAACTCGCCACGGGGCCGGTACCGGAAGCAGGTCTGGCACTCCTTCGCGCCTTCCCCTACGGCTAGCACCGGCAGTCCGGCTTGACGTGGACCATCGCCCCGCTGGCCATCCGGTAGCACGAGCGCACGGGCTCGCGTGTCCTCGGCGGCGGGAACGCCACTTCGGTCGCACTCCGCATGGATCGGACCAGCACGGTCCCGATGACGTCCCGCACCGGGATGTGAACCGGCCGGGGATCTTCCGCCGCGCAGGTAGCGCACCCATTGACCGCGCTGAGGTGCCGCTGGTATCCCGGCGTCCCGCACTCCGTGCAGCCTTCGGATAGGAACCGGCTCAGGTCGGCATGTCCGCTGCTCACGGCTGCGCCTGATAGGGCTTGTCCTTGCGCACCCAGCCAGACAGCGCCCACCCGGGCGTGCGCAGCCGCTCCTCGCGCAGCGCCTCGATCTCTTCCTGCATCGCAGAGTAGGCAGCAACGGCGCCCGCCCACCGCTCGTGCTGCTCGGCAGGGATATCGAAGACCCGCGACGGATGCCCGGCCTCCTCGGCGCTCCAGTCCGCGAACTGCGGCCCGGTCTCGTAGTCGTCCTCAAGCTCAACGCGGGCGAATCCGTCCGGCAGCGGCGGCGGCGACCAGCGAGGCTGCGGCGGCCGGGGACCCCGCCAGGGGTTTCGCAGCGGCGAATATGCGGGCTGCATGCGGCGGTCAACCGGAGGCTCCAGGTCGTAAAGCTCAATCCCGTACTCGCTCATAGCCCCCGATCGTCCCACGACCAGAGCAGGGGTGAGCGATGCCCGACCTTGATGACGACGAGCTGACCGAGCTGGTCGATTTTGACTGTGATCGTGTCGACGCGGTAGGCAAGGGCGCTAACGGCGTCGGACGGTGGCTGATCGCCAAGCAGGCCGAAGACTCCCGCGGCCTCGTCCCCCCCGGCATGGTCCGCGAGCTGATCGGCAAGCAGGCCGAACCCGACGCCAAGCCCGAGCCTGCGAGCGACGGGCCGGTGACGATGACCGGCAGCCCGGCCGCAATGGCCGCTTTCATCCATAAGGCCTCGCAGCGTGCCAGCCTCACCGGGGGGCAGCGGATCGGCGCCGGCCTCGCGGACGAGCTGAAGGTCTCGCTCGCAGGCGTCGACACGGCGATGGCCGGCATGGCGACGGGGATCCTCAAGGGCAAGTACAGCGCCGACGACCTCAAGGCGATGGGCGCCAAGGGCCGCGCCTTCAAGAACCCGGACGGCAGCTACAGCTACCCGGTCGGCGACACCGCAGACCTGGGCAACGCAATCCACGCGGTGGGCCGGGGCGGTGCTGGCCACGACGCGATCCGGAAGTACGTCATCAAGCGCGCCAGGGCGCTCGGCGCGTCCGGCGAGATCCCCGACAACTGGGCAGCCGACGGCAGCCTCAAGGAGGCGTCAGTGTCCAAGACAGCGACCGTGGCCAAGGACGTTGGCCCCGAGCTCGACACCGGTGTCGACGGCATGGACCCCACAGTCCCGCTGGCCGCCCCCGATGAGGATGCCCCCGGCGACCCCGCCGACCCCGGCAGTCCCGCATGGGAGGCCATCGACGCGGCCACCGCCCAGAAGTGGACGTCCATCGCGGTCCGCCTGAAGAACGCCCTCGGTGTCCTGGCCGAGCGGGAGATGCTCGAGGCCGCTTCCGCTGACCCGGACGACATCGAGAACGCGTTCGACCTCGAGGACGCCATGTGCGCCGTGGACTACGTGATCAGCGAGCTGGCCGTGTATGCGGCCGACGAGCAGGCTGAGGCGGATCTCGGCGGCGAGGCGCTGGAAGCGATCGGCAAGGCCATGGCCGCGTTCGATCCTGCGCCGCTCGTCACCGTCGAGGGCCTGTGCGCGGTCGCGAAGTCCGGCCGGGTCCTGTCCTCCGCGAACGAGACGCACATCCGCGAGGCGGCGCAGAGGCTGACCACGGTCCTTTCCTCGCTGCCGCAAGCCCCTGTCACCGATGACGGCCAGCCCGTCGCCAAGCAGAAGGAGGCGGCCGTGACCGCTACCGTAACCGCGCCCGCGCAGGTCGCCAAGGCGGACGCCGACGAGCAGGCGAAGGACACCGGCCCCGTGAACGCGGGAGGCACTGCCGGCATGGGCACCCCGAAGGGCGGCGACGTCAAGCCGCTCCCCGGTGACCTGCCCGGCCGCGAGGTGCTGAAGTCCGCGCTCGCCCTCGTCTATGACCAGGAGCGGCGCCTCATCGGCGTCACCAGCGCGGCGGAGATCGTGCAGCAGGTCGCCAAGGCCGACGGGGAGAAGGCGCCGATGCAGGCCGTGTTCGACCAGAACGGCGACCTGATCGGCATCGTGGCCCCGGATGCGATCCAGCCCGTGACCGGCGCCGGCAAGCCCGCGGCCGCCGCAGACGGCGACGACCCGGCAGCGGATGCGGCCCCCGCGGCCGATCCTGCTGACATGACCCCGGCTCCCCCAGCGGAGACCGGAACCCCGGCTGATGCCGTCGACCCTGACGGCACGGTCGCGAAGAGCAGTGACAGCGACAGGTACGCGGTGCTGGAGAGCATCGTCGCGAAGGCAGTGGCAGCAGCGTTCGGCACGCAGGGCCCGGCACAGGACATCGCCAAGCAGGCTGATGTCGCCGGGCTCAGCGAGCAGGTCGAGACGCTGAAGGCCCGCCTGGTGACGGTGGAGAACAGCGAAGCGGCACCGAAGGTGTTCACGAACGGCCAGGTGCCGCCAGCGAGTCAGCTGCGCGGCCAGGACCAGGGCGCGGCCCCGGTCGACGTGGCCAAGGCCGCGGAACTGAGGGAGACCCTCTATCACGGCTCCGGCCCCGAGCAGGCGAAGGCCTTCCACGAGATGGAACTGATGGCCGTCACCAAGCTGGCGCAGATCCGCGCTAACCCGCAGTCGCCTGCCGTCGCCGCCCCTTAACCCCCCGGAACTCTCCAGCCCCGTGACGCCTGAGCGCGCGGGGCTTTCGCATGCCCCCTGAAAGGAGGCATCCCGTGACCGCAACGCTTGACGGTCTCACCCAGGAGACCATCGACGCCATCGTCAGCGTCCAGAAGGCCACTGAGGCTGGTATTTACAACGACACCGGCATCTACGGCTATGACCTGTCCGAGCTGGTCAGCCTGATCCCGGTCGTCACCCCGTGGCGTGACCGCGTGGCCCGCACCAAGGCCAAGCAGGGCAACCCGTTCGCCGTGTGGCGCGCGATCATGAACGTCAACAACACCCAGCCGTCCCCGGCGCCCGGCTTCGACTTCGCGGGCAACGAGATCAACATCGAAGAGCAGGACTTCCAGGCCCGCTACAAGCCGCTGGCCTACTCCGGCCTGGTCACCCAGGACGCCTACGACCTGGCGTCCGGTTACGCCAATCCGTATGCCGTTGAAACCTTCAACGTGATGAACCAGATGCTGATCGCGGAAGACCGGCAGCTGCTCACCGCCCAGTCGTTCCCGCTGGCCGCGGCGACCGCCCCGACCCTGACCCAGGTGTCCACGGGCGGCACCATCACCAACGTCGAGGTGTACACCGGCGTGGCGGCCCGGACCGGCTCGGGCTACTTCTACGGCAACGGCAACTCTCAGGGCGCTTCCGCGCACACCACCTTCTCGGGCGGTACTACCAACTCGGTCCTGGCCACCACGGCCGCCGTCCGGGGCGCCGTCTGCTACGACTGGTTCCAGTCGTCCAACGGCGTCACCTGGTATTACTACGGCACGACGACCACGAACACGGTCACGATGACGTCGGTCCTGTCCAGCAGCAACGCGCTGCCGACCACCCTGCCGGACCTGAGCAAGTTGTGGCAGGGCGTCACCGGCGTCCCGACCTACAACTCCGCGGCCGACAACGGCAGCGGTTTCGCCAACGACTATGACGGGCTGCTCGCGTCCCTGAGCGGCGATTACAACGGCGTGGGCCAGTGGGTCCAGCCCGGAACGGGCACCGCCAACCCGTCCATCTGGACCAGCCTCAACGGCGCGGCGCTGACCCTGAGCGGCGGCACCATCAACGAGGTCCAGGAATACATCTTCATGACCCTGTTCAACCAGGTCAAGGCGTCCCCGACCGCGGTCATGGTGAACGCGGCGCAGGCCCAGGAGATGGCCAATCTCGTCCTCGGGGCAAGCTCGGCGACCACGTTCCTGAACACCGACAGCTCCGGCCGTATCAACGTCACCGCGGGCGGCCGGGTCGGGAACATCATCAACGCGCCCGCCGGCGGCATCGACGTACCCATCGAGGTCGACGTCTCCCTCCCGCCCGGCACGATCATCGGCCGGATGGACCGGGTCCCGTTCCCGCAGGCGAACATCAGCTCCGTGTTCGAGGTCCGCTGCCTGCGCGACATGGCGCAGTTCGACTACGGGATCTCCCGCGTCGCCAACGTCAAGGGCGGGGGTCCGCGCAAGGAGTTCGAGATCCGCACGAACTCCGCCTTCATCAACCGGGCTCCGGTAGCCCAGGCGGTCATCTCAAACGTGGGGTAAAGCCGCACCCATCACCAGGCCCGTACCGCCTCCGGCGCTGCTGCTCCGCGCCGGGGGCGGTAACGGCAGGCAACCAAAGGAATGCACCATGCGCCTGTACCCGCTCGGGGCACCCCGGGCAGTCATCGACCACCCCGTCTGGGGCAACTTCGCGGCCGACCCGGATCACGGCGGCTTCGACCTGCCGGACGAGCTGTCGGATGAGATGCACAGCTTCCACCACCGCGGCAAGAAGATCTGGGAGACCGAGGACGAGCGCTCCGAGCGCCTCCACGGCGACGAGACCGCCCGCCAGCGTGACCCGGCCACGCTCTACGCCGCCATCGGCGAGCTCGTCAGCCTGGCAAGGAAGGCCGGTGCCGCGGACAGTGCACCGGAGACCGCCAAGGCCGCCCCCAGGGCCGCCACTGCAGCGAAGTAGCGCCACCCCGGGACCTGCCCGGACACATCAACCTGACAGCACTCCTGGAGGTCCCCTGTGGGCAACAACAACGACGGCCTCATCGCCGGCTACCCGAACACGATCAACTCGACGTCCCCGCTGCCCCAGTCCGTCGCCGGCCTCATCGTCGCGGAGTCGGGTGTCAGCACCCAGGCCGTAGCCGGCGGCTACCTCGGCCAGTCGGTCAACACGGAGATTCTCTCCCCGACCGCCGTGGTCCTGACGACCGCCTACGGCTACCTGACCCGCGTCTACGTCCCCGTCTCCGGCACCAGCACCTACCTGGACGTGATCTTCACCGCCTACGGCTCCCCGTCCAACTCCATCTGGGGGCTGTACACCGCCACCGGCGTCGGCCCGGTGGCCTGGACGGCGGAGTCCCACGCGCTCATCACCGCCAACGGCCTGACCTCGGTCCCGTGGGTGACCCCGGTGGCGCTGACCCCGGGCTACTACTACGTCTTCCAGGAGCACACGGCGACCACCCCGTCGATGCCGGCCGTGACCGCGACGGCTACCGGGTCGGTGGGCGCTGCGGTGATGAACCCGAACTGCTCGCTGTCGGCCACGGTCCCCACGCTGAACTCGGCGGTCCTGACCTCAGGTGCGCCGACCACCATCGGCGCGACGACCACGCTGGCATGGGGCACGTCGTGGGCGCTGTCCGCGAGCAAGCTCTGGTACGGCATCCGGTAAAGACGCGTTGCGGGACTTCATTCACGCAGCGAGGGCTGCCCGGAGATGACGGCGGGGGGTAGCGCCCCGTGACTACCCCCCTGCCCGTGGCGGGCCTCACTCCGTACTGCACCCCGGAGCTATTGACCCAGGCGAGCACCGGTGTGAGCTGGTCATCGATCCCTGCCGGCAGCAATGTCAGCCCGGAGCAGCGTCTCGCCGAGCAGTCGAATATCTGCGCCCGGTCCACGGCGATGGTCGATGGCGTATGCCATCAGCCGCTGCGGGCCACCATCGACACGCTGATCCTGTACGGGCCCGGTGCCCGGGTCGGCGCCCCGCGGGGCGGGTGCGGTGACGCCACGCTGATCATGACCCGCTGCCCGGTGCTCGAGGTCGTCTCCGTCCAGGTGGCGCAGAACCGGCTCCCGTACGTGTGGACGACCGTCCCCGCCGGCCTGTACCAGGTGCAGTACCCCCCGGCGGGGCTGTATGGCTCCACGGCCCCCCCGGCGGCGGGCGAGGGCGGGCAGGGCATCCTCGTCTCCAGCGAGTACGTCAACGGGCGTTACGGGCGCAACGGCCTGGCCGTCCAGGTGCAGTACGTCAACGGCTGGCCGCACGCGGGGCTGACCGCGATCGCTACCCCGGCCGTCTCGCCCGCCGTGCAGACGATCCAGGTCGATGACTGCGCCGGGTGGGTCATCGCGGCGGCGCTGAACGGGGCGACGGGGGCGACCGGCACCGCGTACGACGCCGCAGCCCAGGAGGTCATCCAGGTCACTGCGGCGTCCGCCAGCCAGGGGCCGGGGACGCTGACCCTGGCCACCCCGCTCACCTACGAGCACGCGGCCGGGGTGATGGTTTCCACGCTGCCTCAGACCGTGGTGCAGGCCGCGATCCTGTTCGGCGCCGCGCAGGCACTGACCCGGGGCGCGACGAGCACCACGACCCGGCAGGTCCCCGCCACGGGGGCATCGGGTACCAGCCGGATCGCGGACTTCAAGAAGGACGCGAAGGCGCTGCTCGTCGGCACGTTCGACCGGGTTATCTAGCGGGGGGTGAGCGGTGCCCATCGCCTCGTGCCTCGCATACGTCAAGGGTCTTCTGGTCAGCCTCCCGATGCCCGGCAGCGTGCCGGACATGGCGGCCTACATCAACGCCCCGGACCCGAACACCGAGACGGACATCCCGACCTCCTACGTGTGGCCCACGGAGATCAGCGAGGCGCGGGACCTGAAGAACGGCGGGTCGATGTCCCGCAACCAGGGTCCTGACACCTCCGCCGGCTTCAAGGTGCTCCGGCACTCGATCGACGTGTTCATCATCCACATGGAAGCCGACGACGAGGAAGACGCCGACTCGCTGTTCCCCGGCATCGTCGACGCAGCGATGAAAGCGTTCCGGTTCGCCTACCCGATGCCGGCGGACGTCATCGACCCGTGGACGGGCGAGGAAACGCAGATCTCGAACCTCGGCGAGGTGATGCGCGGCAAGATCTTCGTCGCCGCGCTGGAGGATCAGGCGTACCTGCGCTACGACTCGCTGCTCAGGCTGCTGGTCACCGAGACTATCCAGGCTTAGCGCCTGGCCATCTCCGCGAGCATCGTCGCGGACAGGGACCCGTTGGCGATCAGGAACTCCCTGCGCCCCCCGCCCGCCTGCGGTATGCCGGGGATGTGCGCGGGGCACACGATCGTCCCCGCGGTCATCACGGCCCCGTCCTGGACGGGCGGCATCGACTCCGGGCCCGCCCCGGGGTGCAGGTGCGGCGGCAGGAACGCCACGAGGTCCGCCTGCTGGCGGATCGGGTGATCCGGCGGGAAAGCTGCCAGCGCCTCCGCCATCCGCTCCCCGGCGGCCTTGATGTCGGCAGCGTGGGCTGCTGCCCACTGGGCCCGGGCCAGGACGCATGTCGCGCACTTGAGCTGCTGAACGCGCATGGGGACCTGCTGCAGGACCTGCGCGACGGCAGCGGCCACCGCCTGGCCGATCTGCTGCGGGATGCCGGAGAGGAAGCCGTCAGGGGCGGAGGAGCCGTCATTGCCGCGGGCGGGCTCAGGCTGAGGGGTCGTCATGGGAAGCGATTATTCCTGATCCGGCGGGCTAGGCGCGCGGAAGTGCAGCGCGACGCCCACCTCGGCCATCGGGACATCAACGCCCGTGTCGCGGTCGCGGTTGACCGTGCCGCCGACCCTGATCTCCGGGTGCCCGGCGAGGACCCACCCGGCCTCTAGCGCGGCCTCGATCGCCTCCTCGGCCTGCCGGTACATCGTCTCCCGGGTGGCCCGGGCCAGCCCGTCGGTGAACCGCTGATGGCTGCGGCCGACCAGCGCGTCGATGTCCGCGCCGGTGTCGCCTACGGTCTCCGGCCCCTTGACGTACCCGGCGACCTGGATCACCTGCCCGCCCCATCCCATCGCCGGACCGGTGATGGTGACCCGTATCCAGGGCTCGAGGATCGCGGGCAGCGTCCCCTCAGGCCACGCCGCTGCCCCCTTCGTGCTGCTCATGGCCGCCATCGTCCCACGCCCCTCTTCCTCGCTGCGCTCCCTGGAGGCCGTCCCGTGCCTGAACTGATCTACACCGGTTCTACCCCCTGGTATTACCCCGCCACCAGGGACGCCAGGGGCATCCTCCTCAGCGAGGTGAAGCCGGGTGACATCCGGGACCTGGACGAGGCCCCCGACCGCCAGTGGCGCCCCGTCACCGGCGAGGACCGGGCCAGGGCCGCAGCCCTGGAAGCGGAGGAAGCCGCGGACAGGGCCGAGGCGGAGCCTGAGGCGGCCGAAGAGCAGCCCGCGGCGCCCGGTCCTGTGGCCGCCGGTCCCGTCCCCGCACCTCCCGCCGTCATGCCCGCTACCGCCCCGACCCCCGCCGGCCAGCCCGGCAGCGAGGAGAACTAGAGATGGCTGCCCCCTCGCCCCCGGTTGGCGTGTACCCGAAGTGCACGCAGCTCCTGCAGATCGGCCTGGAATCGGGCGGATTCGGGGTCACTCCCGCCCAGGCCGCCTTTGCCAGCGCGCCGATCGTGGACTTCAAGCCGGACAACAAGGTCACGTGGGTAGAAGACGGCAGCATGTGGGGCGACTTCACCAAAACTCACGACGTGCAGCAGGGACCCCTGTGGGCTGAGTCCGACATCGCCGAGAGCCCCCTCTACTGCGATACGTTCGGCCATTTTTTGTATAACCTGATGTCCGATCTCGTGGAGACCGGGACCGCGAGCACGCCGACGTGGACGACATCGGGGGCGCTGACGGCCGGGGCGGGGCCGGTCGCGGTCACGTCCGCGACCTCCGCCGTGGCCGGGACGCTCATCCAGGTTGACACCGGCGTCAACGCGGAGGTCGTGAAGGTCGGCACCGGGTCGACGGCGACTTCCATCGTGCTGGACGCGACGACGCCGCTGCGCTTCTCCCACCTGACCACCATCGCCGTGGTGACGGTCATCGCACCCTTCAGCCACACGTTCTCCCTGCTCAACCCCTACGGCAGCACGGGGGTCGTCACCGGGCAGGGGCCGACCCATTCGCTCATCCACCGCAACAACATCCCCGGCGCGGGCAACAACTACGCGTGGCTGTTCCCGTACGGGTGCATGAGCGAGATCACCATCAACGCCAAGGCGTCGGGGATCCTCACCTGGTCGGGCAAGGTGACGAGCTACGCCAAGGCCTACCCGTCGTTTATCCCGGTGCCGGGCTTCAGCGCTGTCCGCATGATCCCGGGCTGGAAGAGCACGACCACGGTCGCATCCACGCTCCTGGACGACATCACGGTGTGGTCAGCCACCCTGACCCGCAAGGTCACGCCGAAGAACACGGGCGACGGGTACCAGCAGCCCTACCTGATCGGCAGGGGCAACTTCGACTGCTCGTTCAAGCTCACGTACGACCCGGCTTTGGATGAGAGCGCGCTGACGAACATGCTGACGAACGCGCAGCCGACCCTGGCGTGGTCAATCGGCAATGGCGGCAGCGGAACGGGCCTGTGGTCGTTCGCGCTGGCTGCTAACCAGGCCGCGTACAAGACGGCGCCGCTGTCGGGGGACGAATTTTTTGGCTTCGATGTTTCGGGAGATTTCGTTTCGAACGTAACTAACAGTGGTAACTCCGGAGGCCGATCCCCCTGCTCCATAACGTTGCAAAACGCACTACCAACTTACGCGTAGTCACCTCTACGCTACTTTACGTACCCTGCGGCGCTTACCCGAACACGAAAGCGAGCACAATGCAGATTCCCCTGCCCGGCGGATGGGTCGATCTGGCGGACATCAAGAACCCCGCGACGCTCCAGCCGAGTCAGCAGGACGATTACCAGGATCTTCGCCTGGAGATCATCGACGCCAAGGAGAAGGCCGCGATAGCCGTTGCGGCGGCTGCGTACCCGGGGGCGGTACCCGACCCGGACGCTCCGCCCCCCTCGGTCAGGCTGCTGCGGCGGGACCTTAAGCCCGTTCACGACCTGGTATGCCAGTGGATCGTGCAGGGCATCTCATTCCCTGGCATTCTCCCGTGGGACGCCGGGTCGCGGAATCGCCTCGCCACCGCAGGCGGCCTGGTCGTGTGGAACGCGCTGCTGAAGGCCCTGGATCCGTATTTTGAAATCCTCAACGGAAATGTCCCAAAAGAGACCCAGCCTTCGGCCCCCACCTCAGGCAGTACCTCCTCGGCCAGTGCCGCCGCCCCCCCGGAGGCCTCAGCCCCCGCACCATCCGCCACGCCCGCTGGATAGCCGAAGGGTGGATCCACCCCGCCACCCCCGATGACATCCCCATCCCTGTTGCCGGGGTCCTCGATGCGGTGGCCTACACGCTGAGGGCGATCCAGAACGGGGGCGGCCGGTGAACCTCTCCGAAGCAGCGACGGCATACCGCGAGATGGCGGAGCACTGCGAGGAGTCCCTTGCCCTGGACTGCGCGAAGGCGGGGTCGAAGGAGTACCTCGCCGGTCTCGACGTCACGACCCCGGTCCTGTCCGGGGCACTGCGGCGCTCGGAGCACGTCGACGCGGTGTTCGGCTCCGGGACCCATGCGACCGCGGTCGTAGCGCCGCACATCATCTACGGCCGGTTCCGCAACGACGGCGGGACGATCACCGCGAAGGGTCCGTGGCCCTTGCGGAACGCGGCGACCGGGCAGGTATTCAGCCGGCCCGGCGGGTCGGTTACCCAGGCCGGCAGTCATTACATGGAGCGCGCGGAGGATGAGGTCCGGGGGACGATGCCCGCGGCAATGCAGATCATCCTGGCCGAGTACCTGACGCTCTGACCTGCACCTCTCCCGTCCCTCTCGCCGCTGCTTCTTTCTCGCGCACGGGGGGTGAGTCGCCGTGGCGATCGAAGAGACCATCACCGTCGATGTCGCCGGCCTCGGCGCCGTCGACGACCTGGCTGGCGCCTTCGACAAGGCTTCAGAGTCTGTCGGCAAGCTCAAGGACGAGCTGGCCTCCCTCGGAGGCGGGGCGGCTGACGGGGCCGGGGCTGGCGACATCGCCGCTGCCTGGAACGATGCCGCGGCGAAGGTGTCGGGGAGCATCGGCAAGATCCGCGACGAGATCGCGAGCCTCGGTGACGCCGGGGCGCTGGCAGGCGGGGCCGGGCTGGATGATCTCGTCGCTAAGTACGACACCGCGGCGGCGGACATCTCGGCGAGCATGGACAAGATCGCCGGGAGCGGCGGCAAGCTCGATGACCTCGGCGAAGGGGCTGCGGGCGCGGCCGGCGAAGTCGGCAAGCTCGGTGATGCGCTCGGCGGCGTAGCCGAGGAGGGCGCCGGGCTCGGCGCGGTCGGCGACGGCATCAAGGGCATCGGGACCTCCTCGGACGAGGCTGCCGCGCAGGTGGCGGCGCTCCGGGCGGAGATCAGCGCAACCATCGCCGAGACCTCCGCCATGCAGGACAAGATCGCGGCGGGGTCGGCGGATAGCTCGCTGTCGCTGGCGAAGGGTGACGCGGCGATGGCCGTGGCCGCACCTTCCCTGGCCACCTCGAGCGTCGAGCAGGACGCGGCGGTGGCGCAGCAGCAGGCGGCGAGGAAGGTCGCCGCCCAGCAGGCCGCTGACGACGCGAGCGCAGCCGAGGCCAGCGCGACGAAGTACCACCTGCTGGCGCTCGGCGGCGCGGCCGCGCTGGCGTACGGCGTCGACAAGGCGGCCCAGCTCCAGACGCAGGTGACCCGGCTGTACACCAGCGCCGGGGAGAGTCAGGCCAGCCTCCCGATGGACTCGGCGGGGATCCTGAAGCTGTCGGGTGAGACCAACACGTCGCAGTCCCAGCTGGCGCAGGGCGCGTACATGATCAACTCGGCCGGGTTCCACGGTCAGGCCGGCCTCGGCGTGCTGAAGGCCGCGGCGCAGGGCGCGCAGGCTGAGGGCGCCCCGCTGTCCGAGGTCGGCAACGCGCTCACGTCGCTGATGAACGCGTACGGCCCCCAGAAGGGCAAGACGACCTCGCAGACCGCCATGTCGGACATGAACGAGATCATCACGATGGTCGGCCAGGGCAAGATGACGATGGCCGGGGCGGTCGGGGCACTGCCTGCCGTCCTGCCGGTCGCCTCCGCCGCTCACGTCTCGTTTCCGCAGGTCGCCGGGGCACTGGCCACGATGACCAGCATGGGCATGAGCCCGGACTGGGCCGCCCAGAACCTCCGGCACACCATCGGGTCGCTGCAGAACCCGAACACGGTGCAGACCGGGGAGATGCAGCAGCTCGGCCTGAACCCGGTCGGCATCGCCAAGAACCTCGGCAAGACCGGGATCACCGGCACCCTGGATGAGATCCAGACGGCGGTCATGAAGTCCATGGGGCCCAGCGGCCTGGTGATGCTCAAGACGTTCAACCAGAGCGCGTCGGCGGCTCAGGACGCCACGACGATGATGAAGGCGATGCCGCCCGCGATCTCGAAGGTCGCGCAGTCCTACCTGGACGGGACTATCTCGGCGAAGCAGTACAACGCTGAGGTTTTCTCCGGGTCCGAATCGGCCGGCCAGAAGAACCTGCTCTCGCAGTTCGCCACGACGGCGAACGCCGCCCACGGCTTCAACGCCGCGCTGAAGTCCGGCCAGCCCGACGCGCAGGTGTACTCGGCCGCGATGTCGAAGATCCTCGGCGGGACCGTCGGGCTGCAGACGGCGCTGATGCTGACGGGGCAGCACGCCGGGACCGCCAAGGCGAACGTCGACGCGGTCGCAGCGAGCGCGCAGCACGCCGGGGACAACGTGAAGGGCTGGTCCGCGGTCCAGTCGACGCTGAACTTCCAGCTCGGCAGCTTCACCAAGTCCACTGAGGCCGTGGCCACCGAGGCCGGGCAGGTGGCGCTGCCTGCCCTGACGGGCCTCATGCACGGATTGTCGGACGTCGGCGGGTTCCTCGCCAGCAATCCGGGCCTGACCAAGCCGCTCGTTGAGGCCGGGGGTGTCCTGGCCGGCGTCGCGGTCGCGGGGAAGGTCGCCAGCGCCGGGGCCACTGCGCTGGCGAGTGTCGGCAAGGTTGCGGAGACGCTGAACATTCCCGGCTTGTCCAAGCTGTCGGGTCTCGGCCAGGGCTCAGGGCTCGACGGCGCGGCGGCAGGCCTGAAGGGCTCGGCGGGTGACCTTAGCGGTTCGGCGGCCGACCTCAGCGAGGCGGCGGCAACCCTCAAGGAGGGCAGCGCCGGCGGCGCGGCGGGTGCCGAGGCCGGAGCCGCCCGGACTGCCGAAGGGGACGCTGCAGGTACTGCCGAAGGTGCAGGCGCCGGGGGCCTGTTCGCGAAGGTGGCAAGCAAGGGCGGCCTGGACGGCGCGGGCCTGGCCGCCGCGGTGACCCCGATTGCCGCGGGAGTCACGGCGGGGCTGATGCTCCGGGGCTACAGCGACTCGCTGGCCCCGAAGGGAACCCCTGCCGGGCAGATCAGCCAGGACGTCCAGAAGTCGAACCCGATGAGCCCCGACTGGGCTGTCGGCGGGATCATCGGCAAGCTCGGGCTGTCGAACATCGGCCTCGACATCGGCAAGGACATCAGCCGGGCGCAGTCGGCCGGAAGCCAGATCGCCGGGGGAATCCCCCGCAGCCTGTTCGATGACGCGCGTCACTCGATCGCCAGCTTGTTCGGCGGCGGCGGCCCCCCGCAGATGGAGCGGGTAGGCGGGGGCGGCGGGGGTGACTCCGTCAAATTCGCGCAGGTCAAGCCACCGGACACCGGGGCGTTCACCTCGGCCGGGCACGCGATCGAGTCGGCGTTCGACAGTGCGAAGTCCGGTGCCGGGGCGGCGCTGTCGGGGATCGCGGCGGAGGTTTCAGGCGCGGGCTCCAAGGCCGCCGCGTCGGCGTCGTCCGGGTTCCATGCCGTGGAGTCAGCGGTGTCCTCGGCCATGTCCGGGGCGGCGTCGGCGGCTGAGTCCGGGGCCGGCCGGGTCGTATCCGAAGTGGGCTCGATCGGCGGGAAAGCGGCGGCTGCCCTGGCGCGGATGCCGGGCGAGCTGGAATCGATCGGGTCGTCAGCGGTCGCCGGGCTCGCGCACGGGATCGAGGCCGGGATCGGCGCTGTCGTCGGCGCGGCCGAGCATGTCGCAGGCGCTGTCGAGGGCGCCATGAAGGGCGTACTGAAAAGCTTCTCCCCGTCGAAGGTCACTGAGGCGGTCGGCGTGGACACCTCCGCCGGCCTGGCGAAGGGCATCACCGGCGGCACGACCGCCGTGAAGACGTCCGCGCTCACCTTGTCGGCCGCCACCATCACCAGCCTTACCCAGGGCCTGCAGGGCGGCACCTCCGCAATCGACGCGGCCATGCAGGCCGTCACCGGCAAGGGGTCCCGGCCGCAGGACATCACCACGATCATCAGCACGATCTCCACCCTCAAGGGCGACGTGGCCCACGCCCTGGCCGCCGGGCAGGTCAGCCAGCCGCAGGACTCGGCGCTGACGAGGATGCTGACGGCTGACAATGCGAAGCTCCAGTCGCTGTCGGCGCGGCGCACCGTGCTGGAGACGGAGATCACCGACGCCCAGCAGATCGCCCAGCAGGTGCTCAGCAGCACCGGCGTGATGAGCGCCGGCACGTACACCCCGTCGCTCGCGGCGAGCGACGGCCCGCTGGCCGCCTCGGCGACCATCACCGGGATGCAGGAGCAGGCAGCAGACCAGGCGCAGTTCGCGCAGCAGGCCGGCCAGCTGAAGAAGATGGGCCTGAACTCGGCCAGCCTGAACCAGATCGTCCAGTCCGGGGCGTCGTCCGGCCTGCCTGTCGCTGAGGGCCTGACCTCCGGCGGGAAGGGCGCGATCGGGCAGGTCAACAAGCTGCAATCCCAGATCCAGGCGTCAGCCGCCCAGCTGGGCGGCGTGGGCGGCCCGGCGATGTACCAGGCGGGGGTCCAGGCGGGCGCGGGTCTCGCGCAGGGCCTGGAGTCCCAGCTCGGGACGGTTGACGCGGCGATCTCGGCGATGGCCAGGTCGATGGTGGCGACGATCGAGCATGACCTCAAGATCAAGTCCCCGTCGCTGGTGTTCGCCGAGCGGGGCGCCATGGTCCCCGCGGGCGTGGCGATGGGCGTCGACGCCGGGGCCGGGCAGGCTGTCGCCGCGGTGGGCCGGATGGGCAGCCGGATGACAGGCGCCTACCACCCGGGCATGGCCTACGCGGGCTACGGCGGCGGGCATGGCGGCGGGAGCGGCTCAGGCGGCGGCGGGGGCGGCGGAGACACGCACATCACAATAAACATGACGGTGAACGGCAGCGTCTCTACGCAGCAGGATCTCGTCAACGCGGTAACAAAGGGACTCCGGGCAAAGGGCGCGGCAAACTGGCAGACCGGAATAATCAGGCCGGGCCGGGCGGGCTAGCCAGTCCTCGGCAGTTTAGTTAACCCGCAGGTCACAGCGCGGCGGGCCGGATAAAACCAGGAGGCGTTGCCGTGCCTTTCAGCACCAGTGCCAGCGATTACATGCTCGGCCAGTGGGCCACCAACGAGGCCCTGTACGCGTCTCTGCACTCCGCCTACAGCGCATCCGGTGCCAACGAGCTGGCCGGCGGTTCCTACGCCCGCGTGGCGGTCACCTGGGCCACGCCTGGCAGCAACGCCGTGGCGCTGGCCGGGACCCCGTACACGCTGAACGTCCCGGCCTCCACCACGGTGGCCTTTGTGGGCTTCTGGACTGCCGCGACCGGCGGGACCTTCCAGGGCATGTCGCCGCTCGGCGGGGCGACGGGCTACGGATTCTCGGCCCCGTCGAGCACGTCCACGCTGCTGGCCCCCGGCACGGCGTACAGCGCCAATCAGCCGGTGGTCGTGTTCGCTCCTGCGGGCACGACACTGCCGACCGGGCTCACGGCGGGGACCATCTACTGGACCAAATCCCCGTCGAGCGACTCGTTCCAGCTCTCGGCGACAAACGGCGGTAGCGCCATCTCGCTGTCCGCTGACGGGTCCGGGATCGTCCTGGCGATCACGACGGAGGCCTTCAGCGGGGCGGGCACCTATGAGGTGACCGCCGCGACGATCACAATCGCCTGATCCTTCCCGTCCGGCACCTGCTCGCGAGGGGGGCGGTCTAGGTGCCCTCGATCACGATCCCGGCCAGCACCACGTGGACCGCCCCCAGCAACATCAGCGGCGCCCCCGAGGTCCAGGCGTGGAGTGAGAGCGGGAACGCCGGGCACGGCGTATCCGGATCCCATTCCGGCGCGTCGGCCGGGACCGGTGCCTACGCTGCGGAGCCGGCTCTTGGCGGGGTAGTCGCCGGGACCGTCCTGGCGATCACGATCGGCACGGGCGGCACGGGCACGGCCACCACCGTGACTGGCGGCTCGGTCACCGTGCAGGCCGATGCCGGCACCAGTGCGGTGGCGAACATCCCCGGGGCTGCCGGCGCGGCGGGCAGCAACACCGTCGCCACGGCGGGAACCGGCGGGACGCACGGCACCTCAGGAAGCGGCAAGGGGGGTGCCGGCGGCCCCGGGTCGCCGGGGGCTTCGGGGTCCGGCGGGGCTGGTGGCCTCGGCGGGACGGTCGGCGGGTCAGCAGGGGCAGCCGGGGCCGGCGGGGGCACGCCGGGCGCCGCTGGCGGCGGTCCCGCATCGCCCGGCGTCGACGGGATTGCCCCCGGCGGGGCCCCTGGCGGTGGTGGCGACTCCGGCAACCAGCCTGGCGGGGACGGCGCGGCCGGCCAGGTCATCATCACCTGGACTGAGATCGTCGGCGGTCCTGCTGAGGACTACGCGGCCGGGACCGGATCGGCGTCCGGGCTCAAGAAGGCGGCCAGCAGCAGCAAGGGCTACGCGGCGGGAACCGGCTCCGCGTCCGGGTCCAAGCACACGTCAGGCGCGGCCAGGGACTACGCGGCCGGCACGGGGATCATCAACCCGCCTCCGTCGTCGTCGGCGAACGGCTACGCGGCCGGCATCGGCACGGCGACCGGGCGCGCGAACCGCAAGGGCGCGGCGAAGGATTACGCGGCCGGGTACGGGATCCTCGCCGGTGCCGCTTTCAACCCTGGCGTGGTCAACGCGTGGGCCAGCAGCTTCGCTCAGCCGTCCTCGTTCGGGCCGATGCCGCCCGCGCTCCAGAGCCTCACCGTCCCGCTGGACCCGACTTACAGCATCATCAGCGGCACGGGGTTCCCGTCGGAGGGTAACTGGCTGTTCTGCCTCGCCGGCTGGAACCAGGACAACGGGCTGCCTGCGATGACCGTGGGCGTGGCCGATGACATTCACTCTTTCTGGCGGCCTCAGTCGCCGAGCACGCTCAGCGGCAGCACGCGCTCGGTCACCTGGTACACCGCCAACCTGGCCAGGATTCCCGCTGTGGTCTACGTGGCTCCCAGCGGGGCGAGCGCGGCGATGGCGGTCATGGTCGTGGAGGTCGCGAACCTCGGGCCGTGGGATGCGGTGACGGGCTACGAGACCGGCTATGCGGGCGGGGCAACGTCGCTGGGGCTGGACCTGCCTGCACCGGAGTAGAGGGCGGCGGGAGTGCTCACGGTGCCGCGCTTGCGGTGGGGCAGCCGGGGTCGTGGGTGACCGGACCGCCGCCGAAATCGATGCTGCTAATTTCCAGGCTTCCGTCCGCGCGGCAGGTGATGTACGAGCCCGGCCGGAAGATCAGGGTGAAGTGGTCGCCGCAGCGGCCGGCCTGGAGGACGGCGCGACCCTCTGAGCTCCCGATATCCCAGCCGGACATGCGGATGTCCGCCTCATCGAAGACGGGTATCGCGATGCCGGGGAACGGGAACGGCTCGCCGCCGGGGGTTGTCATGACCCGAGCGTAGCCACCGCCTCATCCTCGTCCGCCCGGGCCGCCAGGAACTCCGCTAGTCCCGTCCATCCGCCCATTATGCGGCGGGCGCACCGACGAGGGGAGCGCCCGTGGCCGTAGAAGTCTTCGCCAACCAGCCCACGGCCACGGTCACCAGCGGCGGCACCACCGCCCCGAGCGCCGGCACCGTCGAGACGTGGACGGCCCCGTCGTGGGCGGCGTTCGCGCAGGCGACGACAGGCAGCACGCAGTACCACATTTACGACACCGCGCCGGGTAAGAGCGCCGAGCTGATCCTGGTCGAGAACACCTCCGGCACGTCGGCGACCGTGGTCCGGGGCGCGGGCGGCACGACCCCGGTAGCGCATTCCGCGCCGTTCACGGTCACGCAGGCGATCGTGGCGAACTGGCTCAACTCGGCGGTGATCGCGCTCCAGCCGGCCGGGGACGCGACGGGCGTCCTGGACACCGCCTACCTCAACGCGGCGATCGCCCAGCTGGGGAGCCAGGGCGGGGTCGTCCGGGTCGCGGCGGGCGTCTTCTACTGGACGTGCGGCGGCACCGTCATCGACCAGGCCGGGATCACCTTGCAAGGCGCCGGGCTGGACGCCACCGTCGCCTACGCGGTCGGCACGGGCACCGTCATCCGGATGTACGCGACGAGCCAGTACACCAGCGGGTTCGGCGGCGGCATCAAGGGCCTGACGATCGACGGCACCAGCGCGGGGGCGGGGTCGTGCGGCGTCCACGCCGGCGACATCTACCAGCTCGGGTGGGACGCCGGCGTCCGGTTCTTCCAGGGCAGCGGCTCCAAAGGCTGGTGGTTCGACAACCAGTACTTCTGGTGCGAAGACATGTACGGGCATATCTGGGCGCAGGAGAACACCTCCAACGTGGTCTTCGACAACTCCGCCAACGTCAGCGGCCTTGCTGCCACCAGCTTCGCCCGCACCCTCCTGGACATCGTGCTGGACATGAAAGCCGTCGGCGACGGGGTGACCCTGCTGAACGGCGCGGAGCTTTACGACAGCAGGATCGGGATCTACGGCAACTGCGACTACGGCACCGCCCAGCATTCCGTCATGAACATCACCGGGGGGCCGGGTTACTCGTTCACCGCGACGAACGCCAGCCCCTGCGTTTTCACCGCGACGGGCAGCTACTTCGCCAACGCCACGTACGTCACCCTGTCCGGCGGGTCTCTCCCCGCGGGGTTCACCGCGGGCGGCTACTACGTCGTCAACGCCAGCGGCGCCACCTTCGGGCTGTCGGCCACGGCGGGCGGCGCGGCGGTCAACTCGACGTCCACCGGGTCAGGCACCGTCCAGGGGCCGTTCAGCAGGATCTACGCCAGCCGCCTGGACATCGGCGTGGAATGCAACGCCACCAGCGGCGGCGGCCGGATCTACCAGCCGGTCACCATCAACTTCGGCACTGCAGGCAGCAACGCCATCCGCGACTGCACCGGCATCATCGACTTCACGGGCAGCAGCGGATTCGCCACCACTATCAACTCGGTCGGGTCCTTCGACTTCGACGGCATCTGCATGGGCGACGTCAACCTGTTCCGGGTAACCGGCGCGGGCATGACGCATTTCGCCCTGGGCACCATCACGAACGGCGCGTTCATCACCACCCGGTATAACGCGCTCGCCGTCGCGGTGCCGGCGGGGAATGTCACCGGCTGCATCCTGGGGACCAACGACCCGGGCGCGCAGGGCGCCGGGGCCGCATCCTGGGCGAACCGGACGTTCACGCTGGTCAACGCCGGCACCGGGTCGATCACCTTCGCTGCCCTGGCGACGTCTCACGTGGCCACCGGGACCGCTTGCGTCGTCCCGGCGGGGACCTCGATGACGTTCCTGTGGTGGGGCAACGCGGGGGTCTGGTACCCGGCGCAGGTGCAGCTGCCGGCCGCCGGGCCGCCGTTCCTGCCGTCCGACGTGGGCTGGCTGGCGTGGAACTATGACCCGGCGCTGATCGTCAACTCCAGCACCCTGCCCTCCCTCGGCGGGATCGTGCTGATCGGGGTCAACGTCCGCTCCCCGGTGTCCTGCACGAATGTCATCACCGTCGTCAGCACGGCCGGGGGTACCCTCACCGCGAGCGAGAATTTCGCCGGGCTGTACAACTCCGCGGGGACGCTGATCGGGACCAGTGCCGACCAGACGACCGCGTGGGGTTCCGCGGGGGCGGGACTGAAGACGATGGCGCTGGCGGGGGGGCCGTTCACGCTCCCCGCCGGGATGTACTGGGTGGCGCTGGTGGCGAACGGGACGACCAGCCCGGCGTTCGGCCGCAACGTCAACAACGTCGCGGGGCTGGTGAACGGCGCGAACAGCGCCGCGACGTCCCGGTACGGGGGGATTCTCTCCGGGCAGACGTCGCTGCCGGGGTCGATCACGCCGTCGAGCATCACCCAGCAGGGCGTCGGGTTCTGGGCGGCCCTCTCGTGACGGCCGGCGCGACCGCGCGGGGGTGACCCGTGGCAGCTCCCGTCTCCACTCCCGGCCTGGCCGTCCCCGGCCTGGCCGTCCCTGGCGGCTACTCGGCGGCGGCGGCGGCCCCGGTCAACGCCTTCGAGATCGCGTTCATCACCGGGGACAACACCAGCGCAACCCAGGCCTTCGCGCCGGCCGGCTGGACCACCCTCCCGGCCGTCACCGCCAGCAACGGGACCGATCACAGCTGCGATGTGGTTCTCACCGCCGCGTGGACCGTCACCTCATCCTCCGAATCAGTCACCGGCACCGCAGGCACGGCCGAGGATCTCAGCGGCTCCATCCTCGGCGTCCAGGCCGGCGCGCCCAGCCCGATCCCCGAGGACTCCGCCGTGGCCCCCGGGGGGGCCGGCCGGACCATCCTCGAAGCCGCCATCGGGTCGGGATTCCAGACCCCCGCCGACGAGATGGAATGGGTCACCCTCAACGACTCCGCGCTGACCCCGGCCGAAGAGGACAAGTGCTTCTGGGCGTGGGAGGAAACCAGCACCGGGATCCCGTACGCCCTCGGCCAGCTACAGTCCTCCGAGGGCAGCGTCACCCTCGACAACGGGCCCGGCAACTTCACGCCCTCCAACGCGGCCGGCCTGTACTACCCGGGCGTGACCACCGGCACCCCGCTGCGGCTCCGGATCATGCTCGGCACCGTCGGCGGGGTACCGGTGGACCGCACCTACATCTGGCAGCGGAACGCCCTGGGCTGGACAGAGAAACGCGACGAGGACCAGCACAGCTACGTCGAGACCGGCCTCACCGACGGCTGGTCCGTCGCCGGCGTCCCGTGCCCAACCCCGTACCGGGGGGAAGTGCTCGGCACCGCACCCGGAGACGCCCCGCACTCCTGGTGGGCGATGGACGACCAGCCCCTGGCGGGCGGCGTGCAGCCCGCATCACTGGCCAGCAGCGCGCCCGGCAACACGAACACGATGAGCATCGTCGCCTCACCCGGCGGGATCACCGCCGGGGACTCCTACACCACCACCGGCATCGACGCGACGGCAACAGGCGGCGGCAGCACCATCGTCCCCCCGTCCGTCGCCGTGTCCGCAGTCGGCCAGCAGCAAGGATGGAACTACGGCGACCCGCAGTCGTCCCCGGCCAGCTACTCCACCGGGAACCCGGTCACGTCCAGCCCCGGCTCGGCGGCATGGCAGCAGACCGGGCTGCTCGGCAGCGGGGGAGCGAACACCTGGTTCCTCGCCGCGCTCGACCCGGCCTACCCGCCCCTGTCCGGCGGTATCACGGTCAAGGGCTGGTTCAGCGCCGACTTCTTCGCCTCGGCGACAGGCTGGAAGGACAACGGCACCGGGCAGTACTATCCCATCGCCGGGCAGCCCTGCTCGGTCATTACCCTGGCGACCCTCTCGACGGGCTCCGCGCCCGTCGCGATCCTGCAGCTGTCCCTGGCCGGGGCGCTCGAGCTGATCACCTACAACGGCCCGACGGCGACCACGCACCCCATCTACAGTTCCTCTGACCTTCGCTCGGCGTCGTGGCACTGCATTGACCTCCAGCTCACCACCACGACATGGACGGTCCTGGTCAACGGCGGCCTCACCGCGAACGTCAGCGGCACCGCCGCCGGCATGACCGCCGGCTGGACGTGGCTCACCCTGAACGGCGACTACGGGGCGAACGGCGGCTCCAGCCCGGCGGACATCCAGCACGGCGGGAACGTCGCCTACTCCCACTGGGCCGTCTGGGGCTCCATCCTCCCCCCCTGGCGGCTGCTGTCCCAGTACAGCGCCGCCATCACCGGCTCCGGGCTCCTGCCTGCCCCTCAGACTGTCGCCGTGGCCGCTGTTATCAACGAGCTCCCGACCGGGTACACCCCGGACGGAACCCTGTACCAGGGTTCCTACGGGTACGCCGGCGGGACGAGCCTCGTCCCGTTCACCTTCAGCGGCGAGGTCGCGGCTGCAGCCGGCTCTTATACTTCCGGCCCGTCAGCGAGGGCTGTCACCGCCGGGATCGGCGTGAGCGGGTCGCACAGCTACTACGGAAATGCCATCTGGCTGTCCTACACCGGGCTGGCACCGCAGTACGCCCTCTACACTGCCGCCGCCGCGAATGCGGAGACCTCGGCCGCGACCGTATGCGGGTCCGGGGACTCGTTCAGCTCCGGGTTCGGGGCGGCGGCCGCGGACGCCGGGGTGTGCTCGACCGGGGGAGGCACCGGAGCATCGCCGCCGTCGGCGCCGACCCCCCTCGGGGACACCGTGGCGCAGAGGCTGGAACGGCTCCTCGGCCTCGGCGGGATGACCGCGCCGGCCCGTGCCATCGACGCGACGGCGGCGGAGCTGGTGCAGGCAGCCCTGGACGCGGGCGGCCAGCAGTGCGGCGCGAACTGCCAGAACATCGTCAGCAGCGACTACGGCATGTGGTTTGTTGACAACTGCAATACGCAGTCGTACAGGTCCCGGGCCCATCTCAGCTCCGACACCGTCATCTGGTACCTGAGCTCGGCGGGGCCGGCCTACGGCTACCCGTACCAGCCGGGCATGGACTTCGGCAACGACCCGCAGTACGTGACCAACGTTATCCAGGTCGCGCCGTACTCTCCGGACGGCGCGAGCCTGCCGTTCATCACCCCCTCCGACGCCACGGCGGCGAACGCATCGCAGCGGCAGTACGGGCCGCGGCCGCTGGCGACCGGGACGACCAGCTACCTGCAGTCAGCGGCAAGGATCCAGGCCGCCGCCGACTGGATCCTCGCGACGTACGGATCCCTGGAGCGTCGCGTGCTGACCCTGAAGGTCGACGCGGCCGGATACCCTGCCGCGTGGCCGTACGTCGCCGGCGCAAATGTCAGTGACCTGGTCCAGGTGACAGACCAGCCGATGTCCGGCGGCCCGCTGAGCGTGGAGATCTACCGCATCTCGAATATGAGCGGCAGGAAGATGGCGTTCGGGGCGAACGGCTCGAGGCCTGAGGCCAGCCTGACCATCACCGCCGACCCGCTTCCGCCGGGCGGGTATTTCACCTGATCAGCGCGAGGAGCCGTGATGGCCGCGACGTTCAGGATCCAGGACCGGGTCCGGGAAGTTGCGGCACCGCACCGGAAAGGCTCGGTCCGGGCTATTGCCGGCAGCGGCGTCAATGCGGTGATCGTCGTCAGCCTGGACGGCCACCCGCCGGTTAGCTTCCGGCCCGCCCAGCTCGAGCACATCTGAGGGAGGCGCATGGATCCGGCATGGATCACCGCGATCACCGCACTCGCCGTCGCCCTCGCCGCCCTCGGGGCCTGGGGAGGGCGCTGGGGAGTGCGGCTCCTCATCGCCACCCACGATTTCCTGACCGACTGGCCGAAGATGAAGACGGCCATCACGGGGCTGCAGCAGGAGATCGCCGAGATCAAGGCCGAGACGAAGCCGGACGGCGGCAACTCGCTGCGCGATGTCGTCCACCGGACAGCCCGGGACGTCGCGCAGATCAAGGACGAGCAGGCCGGGGTCCGTGCGCGCCTGGAGGTGCTGCAAGCGGAACGCACCCGGCGCGAGGAGGAACCGTGAAGATCACGCCGATGCGGGCGATAGTCGCGCTGCTGGTCCTGACGCTGATCGTAGGCGCGGGGAACCTGTGGGCGTCGTGGGATCAGGTGCACGCAAGCGCCGGGGACATCAGGGCGTCACAGCATCACGAGCAGGTACTGCAACAGCAGGCCGGTGCGGTGCTCGAGCGGAAGCTTTGCACCACGTTCGGAAAGCTGGCGGCGAACAAGCCGCCAGCGGGCAACCCCAGGACGAACCCGAGCAGGGCGTACGACCAGAACAACCACGCGATACTCGACCAGCTCGGCGCCGACTTCGGCTGCAAATAGCCGGCCTGACGCAACCCCCCTTCAAGGAGACCTCGCATGTTTTCTGTCCTCATCGGCATAGCCCTGGTCATCGTCGCCGTCGTGCTGTGGATGGCGGGCATCACCGTCGCGCACGCGCTGGCCATCCTGATCGGCCTCATCGGCGTACTCGTGCTGCTGTACGGGTTCGGTGACCGGGTGAAGTACACCCGCCTCTGAGCTGTGCATCCGCGCTCTGACCTGCAAGGTAACGAAAACCAGAAAGAGGGACTCATGTCATTCGGATTCGCCGCCATTGGCAAGCGCGACGACGTAGTGAAGCAGCTCCGGCACGTCCAGGTCGGTGCCCAGAACGATAACAAGGTGGGCTGCGAGGTCGCCCTGCTGCTGGCCCGCCACATCGCCGAGGACGCGCCGTTGAACTGCCTCGTCGGCGACGGCTATGAGCAGGTGTACGTCGTCGACGCCAGCGGTCACAGCGGCGGCGGCTCTGCGCTGAGCCTGAACGTCACCGTGAAGTCGCATTACATCGTGGTGCCGCCGGACGAGGCGGACGCGGACAGCGGCGAGACGGGGGCCTGAGGCACTCCCCTGGCCGGCGTACTCCGCACCGCCGCCGTTCTCGTCCTCGCCGCCGCGCTGTTCCTCGACATCACCCGGCTCAGCTTCGGCCCCGTGTCCCCGGACGCGTTCATGATCGCCGGCCTGGTGTTCCTGTTCCTCTCGGCGCTCGTTCCCTGACCCTTCCCGGAGGCGCACCGTGAGCCTGTACAGGCACGTCCCGCATCCGCACATCGCGCACCGCAAGGAAGCGGGCCCGGTCAAGGTCGCCGACGTGCGGCCGTCCGGGAACGCGGTCACCCGGATCAACACCCGCGCTGCGGTGATCGTGACTCGCGGCGTCGGGACCATGTGGTGCGCCTACGCCTTCACCGCGCTCGCGCTGTACGGGCTGCCCGCCGGTCTCAAGGGCGGCCCAGCCGGGTTTGTCCAGTGGGCTAGCTCGCAGTTCATACAGCTCGTGCTCCTGCCGATCATCATCGTGGGCGCCGCCGTCCTGGCCTCGGCCACCGACCGCATGGCCAAGCGCCAGTTTGATGACGTCGAGGCGCTGCTGCACGGCCAGGACGAGCAGGCCGCCCACCTCGCTGCGCAAGACGACAAGATCCTCGCCATCCTCGAGCGGATCGAGGCCAACACGGCGCTGACCGAGGAAGTCCGGGCGGCCATCGCGCTGGCATCGGTCCCGCCGAAAGCGGCACCGGCCAAGCGACTGGCGACGAAGGCCGAGCGCGGCAGCGAGAAGGGCACCGGATGAGCGGCTACTGCAATCGGTGCCGGTTCTTCCGCCTGCTCAGTGCCATCACCTGCCTGTGCGGCGACTGCACCGAACGGTGGATCAGGGAGTACCGGACACGCAAGGGGGAGCGCGATGACTGAACCGCAGGGTATCGACATCTCCAATGCACAGGGCGCGCGCTGGCCCTGGGCGGCCGAACGCGGGAAGATCGCCTTCGGCATGGCCAAGGCCACCGAAGGTCTCGGCTTCACGGACCCGGACTTCGCCGAAAATTGGGATGCGATGTGGGAGCTATCGCCCACGCTCTGCCGATTTTCGTACCACTTCTTCCATCCCTCCGAGGATCCGCGGGCGCAGGCTCAGCGGTTCGTCGCCACCGTCCGGGCCCACGGGCTGCTGCCGGGTGACAATTTCGTCCTGGACCTGGAGACCGCAGACGGGATGACACCGGAGTTCACCGCCGGATCTGCCGTCACGTTCCTGCGGGCCGTCAACGAGCTCGCACCGGGACACCGGGTGCTGGTGTACACCTACCCGGCGTTCGCTGAGGCGGGCAACTGCGCAGGGATGGAGTCCTGGCATCTGTGGATCGCGGACTACGGCGCTGAGCGGCCTGCCGTGCCTGCGCCGTGGACGGCCTGGACGTTCTGGCAGGCGGGCGATTCGCCGGTCGACACGGACCTGTTCAGTGGCACCGAGGCGGAGCTTCTGGCCTTCTGCCGGATGCCGAAGTCTCGCTAAAAGCTCCCTGATCAGCGTCCCGTTCTCGTCATACAGGCCTGTGCCGGCCAGCTCAAGGTCCGCGAGCGGGATCTGGCCGCTGCCGCCGGGCGGCAGCTTGTAAAGCCGGCCTTCGTAGCCCCCGGCAACGCGCTGCAGCAGCATCATGCCCACCTGCACGTCCGAAGCGGACACCATCAGGCCGTACGCGGAGGGAAGCACCGGGGTGAATGCCGGGCGCCACGACATCTGGGCCGGCTCTCGTTCCTCGCCGCCTTCCGGCCGCCACCGCATCGCGTCCTCGCTGGCCGACCAGTCACTGAGCGCGCCGTCGATCAGGCCGAGGATGTCACCGGGCATGCCGTCCATTATCCCGTGAGCTAGGAGCCTGCCGTGGCCGCGACCTACATCACCATTACGGGGACGTTCACTGATGCGAGCGACCAGCCGGTATCCAGCGGCACGGTGACCTTCACCTCGAACGAGACGGTCTACGCCGCAGGCGGCCCCGTCGTGACCCCGGACACCCCTATAGCCGCGCAGATCGTCGGCGGTCAGCTCCGCAGTGCCGAGGGCGGCACGCTCGAGCTTCTGTCGACGGCGAGCACGGGCCTGACGATCGAGGGCCGCAGCGGGTTCTGGTTCTGGACCGTGACCATCACGATCCACGCCAACGGCAGCAATGCGACCGTGACGGACGGCTGGAACTTCTTCCTGCCCGCCTCGCCGTCGAGCGTGGACCTGTACTCACTGGCGGGCACTCCCGCTCCCTGACCTTCTCGATCCGCACAGTTAGCCAGGAGGCGTAAATGGCCACAGCGAGCGTGGCGTCAAGCGCTGCCAGTGTCCCCCTCTTCACCGGAGGGCCGATGGACGGGCGCACCGTCTACAACGACTCGACGTCAGTCCTCTACCTGAAGTTCGGGGCCGTGGCCTCCGCCTCTGACTACACGGTGCAGATCGCCGCGGGCGGCTACTACGAGTTCCCGCTTCCCCTCTACATGGGGGAAGTCGACGGAATCTGGACGTCGGCCAACGGCTACGCGCGACTGACGAGCTGGTGACACGATGCCCCTCTACCCTCCCGCCGACCCCGGCGGCGGCGGCCTGACGCTGACCCGCGTCCTGTTCACGGTCCCGTCTCCCGGCGCGGCCCATACCGCGCTGGCGGACGAGATCACCGCCGTGGACACGACCAGCGGCAGCGGGACCGTGAAGCTGCCGCAGGCCCCGGCGTCGTCCACGCTGAACGCGGTGAAACAGGTCATCCTGGGCACCGGGAACTCGGTGACGGTGCAGTGCCAGGGCTCGGACGTGATCAACAAGCCGGGCGGCTCTACGACGGACTCGCTGACGCTGGCGAGCCAGGGCGTGCTGTTCGAGTACGACAGCGGTTCAGCTGTCTGGACGGTGCTGGCGGATGACCTGCCGCTGACGCAGCTGGAGGCGCTGTTCCTGCAGCTCACCGGGGGCGCGGTCACCGGGGCGTTCAGCACCGTCCCCTCGGCCCTGACCGACGCTTCCTCGATCGTGGTCAACGCGGCGCTGTCGAATGTCTTCCGGGTCACCCTCGGCGGTAACCGGACGCTGGCCAACCCGTCGAACCCGGCCGATGGCCAGGCCATCGCGTTCGAGGTGATCCAGGACGCCACCGGCTCCCGGACCCTGGCCTACGGCTCGGCCTACAGCTTCCCCGCCTCGATCGGCACGCCGGTCCTGTCCGCCACCCCGGCCTATCACGACTTCATCGCGTTCCGCTACGACCTGGCCACGACCACCTGGTACTGCGTCGGCTTCGTCCCGCAGTCGGTGAACGCGACCCCGGCCACCGTGGCCCAGGGCGGGACCGGGCTGGCTGCCCTGACCGCGTACGAGCTGCTCGCAGCCGGCACCACGAGCACAGGAACCCTCCAGCAGATCGCTGCGGGGGCG